AGTGGTGGAAGTGGTGGAAGTGGTGGCAAAGGCGGAAACGTTGTTGCACCAGATTGCGATTCTTGTCCAGGCTGGTACGGCTGGTATGGCTCGTATGGCTGGTGTTGCGCCACATACGAGTTTGAAACCGGTCTGGTCAAGTTGGTTGGTGTTGCCGGCAATTGTGGTTGGTAAGCATGCGCCTGGTAGGCTGGTGATTGTGGTTGGTAGGCAGGTGATTGTGGTTGGTAGGCAGGTGATTGTGGCCGGTAAACAGGTGATTGTGGTTGGTAGGCAGGTGATTGTGGCCGGTAAACAGGTGATTGTGGTCGGTAGGCAGGTGATTGCGCCTGGTAAGCAGGTGATTGCGCCTGGTAAGCAGGTGATTGTGGCTGGTAGGCTGGTGATTGTGGCTGGTAGGCAGGTGATTGTGGCTGGTAGGCAGGTGATTGCATCCGGTAGGCTGGTGATTGCACATGGTAAACAGGTGATTGCACATGGTAGGCTGGTGATTGCACCCGGTAGAATGGCAAATTTGGTTGTTCTGTTTGTGGGCGTGCACGCTTTGACGGCCCGGGTTGTTTGGTTTGCATAGATTGTTGGAATGGCTGGGTCTGTTTGGTCTGTTTGGTCTGTTTGTATTGTTTGGTCTGTTTGGTCTGTTTGGATTGTTTGGATTGTGTGGTCTGCTTTGCATGTTGACTTGGCGCAGACGTGTCTGGCAAGCAAAGCTTTCGCTTCGACGATCCTGGTTTTTTGGTATGGTCGGTTTGGCCGTTTAGACCAGTTTGTTTGTTGGAATAATCAGTTTGGTCAGTTTGGTCAGTTTGCCAATCTGGTAGGTCGGCAAAATCTGAATCATTTACTAACAAAAACTCGGCAGATATTTGGTTCTGGTTGGTTGGATCGGATTGGTTGGATTGGTTGGATTGGTTGGTTGGATCGGATTGGTTGGATTGGTTGGTTGGGTTGGTTTTGTTGGTTTGGTTGGTTGGATCGGATTGGTCGGTGTTGAATTGGTTGGTTTGGTTGAAATGCTTTCTTTGCTTGTAAATCATTCTGGCGCGCACAACCATTTGGCTGAATGTGGCGTAGCTGTGCGTGCTCAGCACTACCAACTTCCTAGGTGCTGGCTGGACCAGCACGACGCTGCCTGTGCCGGACCGCGGCACTCTGCCCAGCATCACTGACGCCGTGTCGTGCAGGCAGTCGTCAACCGCCGCCTTGCTCGCCAGGTCGATTGCCACTTTGCGGCCGTTCTCAAAGCACAACTGGGCAATCGGCTGGCCGCTGACCGTCAAGCCGTGGCGGTTTACGCCGCACAACTTGCCGTTGGACAGCACAGACTGCACCACCAAGTGCACATGCCGGTCCTGCACGTTGTTGCCCATCACACACTTCAACTCGCGAAACAGCATGCTCTGCGTGGCCAGCAGACCCAGTGCTGCGCGCGTGTCGTGGATGCAGTTGGACTGAATGTTGTTCATCTTGGTCACCAGCATGGCCTGCTTCAAGTTGGTGCCAGTCGTCACGACGTGCCACACCGGCTGCTGCACTACGTTTTGGTCTTGCAGCACATACTGCTGCTTTTTGGTAATCTTGGCCGAAACGATGCGCTTGACGCCGCCAACGTGGCAGTTCTGTAACTCCTGGTTAAACAACCTGACTAGCTGCGCCGACTGTGCAGACTGCGAAGTTTGCACAGCGATCTTGGCCAACTGGCCAGACTGGCACATCTGGCAGTGCCGGCAGTGCCGAAAGTCAAAGCAGCAACGCACCACCCACTGACTGTCGTCGAAACTGGAGTGCTGAACATACACAACGTCGTGGTCGCTTTCTGCAAGGTTTGCTTTGTTTGCCTTGTTTGCTTTTTTACCAGCTTTCACATTGTTGGCAACTTTGCTTGGCTTGTGACCAGTGTTGTGCTTGCTGCTTTTGGCACTGCTGGCCCAGCAAGTCAGCCTGGCTTGCAGTTTGTCAGCTATGCTCGACACGCTGAGGCCTTTTTGCATGCAAGCCGACTTGTCCAGTTCAATGCGGATGATTAGTTGGCCCAGACCGTTTGGACTGTTTGCACTGGTTGGACTGGTTGCACTGGTTGGACTGGTTGGACTGTTTGGATTGGCCTGGTTGGTTGGGTTGGTTGGATTGGTTGGATTGGTTGGACTGGTTGGTGTTGCTGGCCGGCCTGTCTTGACGGCCTGCTTGTCGTTAAACAACCTGATGGCCGAGTCATCCACATGCTGGTCGGCCGGCTCGACTGCCCAGTTGGCCACAACATCAGACAGCACTGTGTACACCAACTGCGACAATGCTTTTCTTGCCTGCCTTTCAGACGAGCAAACCAGCAGCATGCTGGCCTCTGCATTGTTCGTGGCCGACATGGACAGCAAGGCGTCGAACCTGGCCAAACCGTTTCCGGCATGATTCGCACCAGACGACTTGTGCGAGTTGAGCACGATCTGGGTGATCTTGGCCGACATGCCCATCGAGGCCAGCCGGCCGCACTGCGTGCCTGCCTGGTAGGCACACCTGAAAAACTGCTGGTGCATGCGCGCAACAACCAACTCGACGAATCCTGGCCGGCAAAACATTCTGGCCAAACTGGCAGTGCACAGCATCTCCAGCAAACACAATCCATCGTAAAAACGCATGATGCTGGCTGCATGTTGGTTGACCTGCCGAGCCAGCTGAGCATGAAACGCATCAATCTGCTTCCACGACCTGCTAAACACCTGCCAGTCTGGCTTGTCCAGTTTGTCAGAACCAACCTGGCCAACCTGGCCAACCTGGCCAACCTGGCCAACCTGGGCATGATACTCGACCAAAAACACATCCTTGATGTCGTAGCAGAGATCCAGCATGCATGTAAACTCACCGAAATTGGAACGCATCTTGGTCTGCACGATCTGGTCGCGCAGTGCGACCAACTGGTCAACCATTTGGTCGTTAATCTGGTCGTCCAACTGGCTGGTCGTTGCAACCATGCGCCGGACTGTCTTGCACAAATAGTCGCGAAACTCGTCGCGCTTTTTGGCCAGCCAGGCACAGCTGCGCTGCACGATGCGGTCCGGGTCGTACGAGTCGCCGTAGTACACAAACGACGTCACCACGTTGCTGGTCAGCACCAGGTTCTGCCACACCACGCGCGACTCGACATTGACGCCGATGCGGTTGGCGGCATAACCCGACCGCCTGGTCGTGGTGGCCGTGTCCACCAGGCCCAGCCTGCCCGGCACAAACGCCAAGTAGGCGTCCTTGGCGTCCAAACCCTGGCACAGCGACTTGCCGACATAACCCAGCGACGACAAATCCGAGCGCGGCGTGTCGGTCTGGTAGCACGGCAAGACGCGCCTGGTCGTGCTGTCGCTGTTGCTGATCAGCCGGTTCTTGTCCAAGCACACACCGTGGTGCAGCTGCACCTGCAGCCTGTTGTGGAAGCTGCCCTTGGACTTGGCCGAGTCAGTCAGCACGTGCAGCACGTCGTGCGCCGAGGCGCGCTGCTGCACAGTTGACCGCAAAGCGCTTTCGGCAATCTGGCCAATCATCATCAGCGCAGAGTGCATGTCCTCGTCGGACAGCTTGTCGGCATACTGCTGCACCAACTGCTCGGCGCTGCGCAGCTTCTGCTGCAACATTGCGCTATGCGTCTCGTCCAGCCGCATGTCCAGCGCGCCGATCGACACCGGGTTGATGGCTACGTACCTGGCTGCCAGACGACTGGCGTCTGACAGAAACTGGCAGCCGTCCTCCGAGGTGGTCTGGCAGCACACGCTGTTCAGCAACTCGTTCAGCAACTTGCCGTCCAACTGGCCAAACATCGTCAGGCTGGTGATCAAACAGGCATTGTTGCTGGTATTTGGTTTGGACTGGTTAGTTTCGAAATAACATTCAAACTGGTCTGCCAAGCTGGCCGACTTGTCGAAATTGCACTTTGGGACAACAGCATGCACCAACTGGCTGCCTGTAAAGTACGACTCGAAGCAGTTCGTCTGCCCAGTGCGCACCATGATGGCTGGCTGGGCTAGCTTTTCCAGCTGGTTCTTGCCAAGGTCGACATACTTCCAGATGTTGTCACTGCGAATCAAGCAGTCCTGGCTAGTCATTAAAAACACACCCAGAATAGCATCTTGAACGAACCGCTGCATCGGCAAGATGTGCTTGGCAGACCACAGTAAAAACATGACCTCGGCGCGGGCAGCCAGTGTCTGAATGGTGTGCATGTTCATCTCGTCGCCGTCGAAGTCGGCGTTGTAGTTGGTCGTGGCGCAGTACGGCATGCCGAACGCGTCGATGCCTGGCGGGTAGACCTTGGCGCGGTGAGCACAAAACGACGCCACAGTCAGCGTCGGCTGGCGGTTCATCACGCACATGTCGTTGTCCATCAAGTGGCGCATGACCTGGTCGCCAACGACCAGCTGGTCAGCCAGCTGGTTGCGGAACGCCTGGTCAGTGCCGGCCAGCCGGATCTGGCGGTTGGTCTTTTTAATCAGGCAGCTGTTGGCGCCAGGCCAGACGTCTGCGCCTGTGCGCACCAAACTGCGCAGCCACTCGGCGTTGTAGTCGCAGACCATCTCGGGCACCGGCTGGTTCATCGCCACGATGCGCGGCACACCGATCTGGTCCACATCCAGCATGGCGTCGTTGAAAATAACCGACCTGGCGTTCTTGTCGCAGCGCTTGGACGTGATGTGGCCTCTGGCGATGGCCTGGATCTTGTCGCTGCCGACCGCCAGGTTCAGCAGCGAGGCCAGGCCTTCGCCACCCATCTTCGTGGTGGAGCGCGACGGCACTGGCTGGTGCTGGCCCGGCCAGTACAGCTTCTTGTTCAGTCGGTTGGCAGTCTTGCGCGGGTCTGCATTCACCAGCAGGCAGACACTCACTTGGATGTCGTCAGTCAGCTTCTTGATCAGTTCCTGGTTGGCATTGCTGGCTTGGCCGGTTTGGTTGGTCTGGTTGGCTTGCACCAACTTGGCAGCGCGCAGCTGCTTGGCTTCTTTTAGAATTCGCCAGTAGGCTTTGCTGAGGTCGTGCAGTCCTTTGCTGACCATCTTGGGCCGGATGTTGCGCGGCCGGTACCTGGTGGGCACCACGGTGACGTACGACCAGATGAACGACTTTGGGTGGCAGATCTGCGGCGACGCGTAGCCTATCTCTGCCAAGTCTGCATCCGAAATGTTGCTGACAATGTGGTAAACTGTCTCGCATGTGAGTTCTTGCAGAGCAAACTGGCGAGTCGACTCGTCCAAGTCGTCCAGGCTGGGCTTTGCCAGACCGGACTGATTGGTTTGCTTTTGCGGAAAGAAGCACACGATGCGCACACCATACACAATCCTGTACTTGTCGGGCTGGCACCTGTTGCATGCCTGGCAGACGTGTTTGCTGCGCAGCAGCGCCGAGCAGAAAAGACACACCTTGGACAGCACTGCCAGCAGCAGCTTCATGCGCTCGGGCGCATATACCTTGCACTCTAGGTTGATTTGCGCGCAGTGGCCAGGACAGCTGGAAAAGTCGCGCATGCAGGTCGCGCAGTTGTACTGGCGCGTGGCGCCCATGAACAGCGACTGGACGCCGCGCGGTGTGGGCTTGTTTTGCTTGAATGTCTTTTCGTCGTCTAGTTCCAGCTGACCCGGCTGGTACTCGCCGCCGCACATGCCCATCGTCAGCCTGTCGATGCGGTAGGTTTCTGCCATGTTGTGTGAAAAAAAAACTGTACAAACTGTGCACAACTGTGCACAACTGTGCAAACCAGCCTGGCTGGTCCACATTCGAAAGCAGAGCTGCCTGGCTACCAGTATAGTCGTGCACTCATATGTTGGACAGCATAAATTATATTATTTGAAAAAAACAACTGTGCAACCAACCAGGTGCAACCATTCAAACCCAGTGGTGCAACTCGACGGTTCAACCAAACCCGGTGGTGCAGCGCCAGGTGGAGTTGCACAACCAACTAACCAGCCAACCAATTGGGCAGTTTGAAATGGTCAAACAAACAAACAGGCGCAACAAACAAAGCAAAGTTGGTAAACTTGCCAAGAAAGTAGGCAAAACTCGGCAAACAGTTGCAAGACGTGTACTGACAGCTGGTCATAGCGGTCAAAATGGTCAAGCTTACAATGCAGGCCAAGTTACCCGACAATCTGCGGGTCCGTCGTGCGATTTGATTTTTAAAATTATCTCGCAGCATGCCAACGGAAAGAATGGCGACCCAGCATTCAAAAAGCTAGCCCAGCATTACTACAATCGCGTCAAACCAGTTTCTGGGCGAGCCGAGCAATGCCAGGACATTGCTTTAGAAATGTATTGGACTGTCGACCTGATGAAAAAGCAAATCATTGCAGACTCGCCAGTTTACCGTAGATTCTTCGAATCGATATATCCACCGGGTGAGTACGATATGCAAGGTCGAAAGATAACATACGTCGACAGTAACATGCGGGCCATAGCTATGCCAGCCATGCCTGCTATGCCTGCGCGCAAATTGCACCAAATCAAGCCGCAAATGTTGTAAGCATCTCACTCGACATGCTTGCGCTTGGCCGGTTTGGCCGGTTTGGCCGGTTTGGCCGGTTTGGCTGGTTTGGCCGTTTTGGCTGGTTTGGCCGGTTTGGCTAGTTTGGCTAGTTTGGCTGGTTTGGCTGGTGTGGCTGGTTTGGCTGGTTTGGCTGGATGGTTGCCTGTCAACTGGTCATGTCCAAGTAAGGATAAAGTGGATGTCAACATGATACTTGAATGCAAACTGGCGTTCAAATTGTCGGCAAGGCTGCTTTTCAGAAACACTGCCAGCTTCGAGGCGAGTACATGCTGTTGACTTGCAGACAGATGTGCATTTTTCACCATCTGGCACAGCAAAATACTAAACATTGGCTGGTCGTGCATGTTGTTGGCTGCCACCAGCATCGTTTGGTATTCAAAAGGATGCTTGTAGACTACACAAAATACCGGGTTCTCGCATGATTGCATGTTGTTGTACAGCTGCTCGGCAATGTCGGACCGATGCTTGAACTCTTCAGCTATGCTCATTTGTAGATGCATAGATACTTCAAGTTCAAGACGTCCAACCATACGCATGCAGCCATTGATTATGTCGCCCAGCAAGTTGTTGGTCGTTGCAGTCGTGTTTGCATCAATCTGAACAACCTGACTAACCTGATCAACCTGACCAACCTGAACAACCTGATGCAGCTTTGTCGAACAGACTCTTTGCACGTACTGCGTCGCCGTGTCTTTAGTCTTGCAGCCAAATTCAAAAAAGCGTCGACCAGGTCGCAACTCGTCACACCGAACCAATACTGCGTCAATTGCTCTGCGCTGAGCCATCAGTGCCTGGTCGTGCTGGATGTGCCAGTAGTCGTTCAACAACTCGACAAGCTCGACTGGTCTGTAGGTAAAGGCCAGCCGCGAAACTGTGCAAACCAACAAACAAACAATCCAACAACCAGTGATTAGCAAACAAACAAACAACCAACCAACCAAACAACCAACCAAACCCAACCAAACCCAACCAAACCCAACCAAGCCCAACCACACCCAACCAAATTCGACCAAACCAACCAACTACCAACTGAACGTATGAATCCAAACGCACTTTGATAGTCCAGGCGCTCGACCATGTCACCAGCTGTGACCACAATAGTGTTGCCGACTCGGCCAAGTTGGTCCATGTTGTGTGCTTGCAACCTTGGTCCGCCGTGCCCGATGAACAGGCGCATGTCGTGGTGCGCCACCTGGTGGTGTGGTGTTGTTTGTCTGACCCAACTAGCAATTATATTGCAAAGTTTGTCAAAGTAGTGTGCTCGGCACACGACTTGCTGGCTTCTTTGAATGATTATGCCAGACATCCATTCTATGTCGCACAGTTCAGCATGGTCGACAGCATTGGCGTGGATATCACCATTATTGGCAGTCTGTTTTTTAAAAAAGCATGCAGCCAGTACTTGCTGGGCGTGATTGCAGCGTGGCATGTGCGACAGCACGACCAGAACGGCAAGCATTGCATTGTTGTTTCACCAATTTATCACTTATCAGCATAGCTTTGTTCCAACATATGTTTCGACACAATTTGAACTAGATAGCATTGCAACAAAATGCAATACATTTAAAAATGTCAGTTAATGCTGGTCATGTCAGTCGCGTCGGATACGCAAAACATGTCAAGCGTGCCAAACATGCCAAGCATGCCAGAAATGCCAGAAATGCCAGAAATGCCAGGCATGCGCGTTCTGCCAATCCCGACCGAGTTGCTGGACCGCACGTTTGGCTGCCATCCTGACAAGCACTCGTTTGTGCGGTTAGAAGAGCAGTACGGCGGCGGCTCGTGTTTCTTTCACAGCCTGGCGTGCTTGCTGGTTCAAGGCAATTTGCGAACCAAGGACTCGGTCGTCTATCTGCTCAACACTGCCAGCACGACCTACCAGCTGTTCAAAGTAGACTTGAAAAGCAGCATTGACACCAATGACACCAATGACACCAATGACACGTTTCGCCAGGTGGGCATTATGCTGCGCAGGCGCCTGGCCAACGAGCTGGTTGCCAAGCCGCATGTGTGGGAACAGTTTTGCAAGTCGGTTCCTATCTATGCCAGCACGGCGTTCAGCACCAGCCTTGCCATGGCCAGCCAAGTTTCCAACCTGCTGCAGAGCTCGGTGTGGGCCGACACCTGGGCGATCAAGTACACTGCCTGGCGGTTGCATGTCAACATCCTGTTTGTCAACCCGACATCCTGGGACGAACCAATTTACTGCGGCGTGGAGATGTTTGACAATGCAGCTCTACACGTGTTCATCTACTGGTCGCACAACATCCACTTTGAACCAGTTGTGCAGCTGGAATCGCAAAACCAAAAATGGTTGGTGCACCGCATGTTTGGCAACTCACAGTTTGTGCAGTGCTTCAAACAGCAGTATGCCAAGATGTGCAAGCTGACTCCCATAACTACCAAACAGAAAGCACTAGTTCCACAACTGCCATACTTTTACTGAAATAGTTTTGCAAACATGGTTTTATGGTTCAATAGTTCAATGATTTATGATTACATTATGCAACCAAACTGATTTGGCACAGATAGCCAGATTGGTTTGTTTTTGGCCGGTTTAGTGGTGCTTGGCGCGCTCCTTGCGGGCCGCCACGGTGTACACAACCGGGCGGCACGTCTTGCCGTGGCGCTTGACTGGCTTGCCCAGCTTCAGCTTCTTGCTCTGCTTGACCTTGAGCTTGTCGCCCTTGGTGCAGACCAGCATGCCGTGGCGCACGACCTTGTGGGAGCGATCGCACGGCTTCTTGGCGGCCTGGCTGTGCTTCTTCTTGTGCGAAGACTTGGCAACATGGCTGTGGCGGTGAGTCTTGACCTTGCCCATTTTGGCTGTGTTGGTTGTGTTGGCTGTGTTGGCTGTTTTAAACTTTCAAATCTGTCAAACGCACAAAAAGTGTCGACACAGATGCAACGTTTTTGTATGAATCACAGAATATTATGCTTTTTTCTATCTGTGCAGCATCTATTCTGCGCGTTTGGTCTATTCGTGCACCAGACAACCAAACAACCAGGCTGGTGCTTGCTATCTGTTCGGCTGCACAGATAGGATTGAACAGCATTGCACAGGATTGGACAGGTCGAAATAGGTTGGAATAGGTTTAGAAAAGTTGAAACAAGTTTGGACAGGTTTGGATAGGTTTTGACATGTTGAAACAGGGTTGAACAGGTTCAAACAAGTTGCACAGGTTCAAACAGGTTGGAATAGGTTTAGGAAAGTTGAAATAGGTTGAAATAGGTTTCAACATGTTGAAATAGCTTTTGACACCAAATTGCCTTGCCTAACAAAAAAGACTATTCCAGCCAAACCAACCAAACCAAAACAACACACCACAAACCAACATGGCAGTTGGTCAAACCACATTCACAGTCGCCAACGGCGCTGTGCTCCAATTGCATGCCGGCGGCAACATGGCCGACTACCTGTCGGGTGACCCAGACGCCACGGCCTTTCGCTACACGTCTGTTCGCTTCACCAGTTTCGGCATGGCTTGGTTCTTTGAGAACTTTGACAAAGGCGCTGCCTCCTATTTGGGTGAGACGCTGACCTACACGGCGTCGCGTAACTGCGACATCCACGAGATGACGCTGTTCAGATACGAGTTGCCAGGTATTGGCAATTTTCAGACGTATATAGACGGTGCACCAACCCAAGTTGTGGCTAATGGCACTAACACAAGTAATGCAGCAGGTCAAGTATACGAGGTGTTGCATGAAGACTTGTGTCCAGCATACCAGAAGCTTGTTTCCGATATAGTGGTGTACGCTGACTTACACCTCAGTATGAAAACTGATACCTCAACAAGCACTGGTGTCAATGTTACAACCACAGACTTGCAAATTTCAGAAGAGAACTTTTATCGTGAAGCCCGTTCGTCATGCATTGCTGAACGTTACTTTACAACCAGTGACACTTCGAACTTTGCCCGGCAAAGCCAAGGTCAACCACATTACACAGACGGTGTTGCGTTGGCAGCCGTCAAATCCGTCGAGTACAAAGTGGGTGGCCAGCGCATGGATCGGCACGACAAGTACGCATTATACACCTGGATTCTGCTCAACAGCGGCAGCATTGGTGTTCCATTTGACATGTGTGGCTTGGCCCAATCCACAAGCAACAGCAACTTGGAACTTAAAGCAGCATCCATGACTTTTCAAGTTAAATACTGCCCTTTGATATTTTCATTCTGCCGAGCGCCGTCGATGGGTGCACCACTAATCAGCAACATGTACAACAATCTAATCATTGAAGCAGAGTTTGAAGCTTTTTCTGCTTTGATTTGCAACTATTCCGGTGCCGGGCTTAATGGGGCACTGGGAACGACAACTGTCAAACCAACAGCCGCATTGGCGGCCGACGGCTCGCGTGACGCTCTCAACGACAAGCGTACATATCCATCTGCATCACACAAATCGTTTGGCGGTGCAACTATTGGCGCAGTTCCGGCAGACACTGTGTTCTATACCAAAAAGCGCTATCTTGAAGACACGCTTGCCAACTCGTATGTGCGTGGTCGTGACTTGCGCACTGGCCGAGACTTGCCAGGCGTGAGTCCAGCCACCAGTGCTGCTATTTCGTCCAGCGATCTTGCACAGACTGACTTCCCTGTGAGCGTTGTGTCGCGTGTGTTTTTCCTTGGGCCCGAGGAGCGCACTGCTTTCGCAAGCAACTCGTTTAGTCAGACTGTTGAGGCATGCCAGCGCTTGGTGCACTCAACCACACAAGCAACTAGCAAGACTTACCGCACAGACACTTTCCAAAATGCCTCGTCGGTCATGTACGTCGTGCCGGTCTACAAGCCCAACAAAGCTGCCAACGACTACTTTTCAATGGGCGGTGCATACGACCTGGTCCGCAATCAAACCTGGCCGGCAATCAGCAACATTGAATTGTCGACCAACGGTGCGACTTTGTATGCTCAGTCGGACGAGTCGTTCTACCGCCAAGTGCAGGCGTATGCCCACCATTCCAATGTGTTGGATCCAGGTCGGAGAGTCTATGCCTTGAACTTTGGCACGCGCGCCAACTCGCGCGGACCAGTCCAGGCTATTGGTTATTTGAACTTTTCGCGCACCACCAACTCACAGGTCACCATCCAACATGCCACCAACATGTGGGTTGCCAAGTCGTCGGATGAGTTGCGCGGCACAAGTGATAGCGCGGGTGTCAGAGGCAACTTGGCGGCGTCCAGCTCGACTCAGCTGGACATTGAGTTCATTTTGTGGAACTACAACTTGCTGACCTACAAGGGCGGCATTGCGGGCTACCGCTACACCCAGTCCAACAACTCGTTGTAATTGTAAGGTTTCTATTATATGTTTTTGTTGTGCGTATTAAAAAACAGTCTGGTACTCATCATGGCAGTTGGTCAAACAGTTTTCACAGTCGCCAACGGCGCTGTGCTTCAATTGCATGCCGGCGGCAACATGGCCGAGTATCTGTCGGGCGACCCAGACGCCACAGCGTTCAGGTACACATCCGTCAGGTTCACCAGTTTCGGCATGGCATGGTTCTTTGAGAACTTTGACAAAGGCGCTGCCTCCTATTTGGGTGAGACGCTGACTTACACGGCGTCGCGCAACTGCGACATCCACGAGATGACGCTGTTCAGGTACGAGTTGCCAGGTATTGGCAACTTTCAAACGTTTACCGATGCGCGCCCGCTCGCCAATACAGGCGGCACCGTAACATCCGGCGTGTCAGCACCTGTTTCAGACACCGCCTCGTCTGGACCACAAGTGTACGAAGTGTTGCACGACGACATTTGCCCGACGTACCAAACTTTGGTGGGTGTCGTTTCGGCCTTTACTATGATGCGACTAAACCTTTTGAGCACCACAGATGTTTCGCCGGCAGTTGGAACCACTGTCAACTTGGACGACATGACGATTACAGCAGAGTCCAGTGTGTATCGCCGAGAACTGATGTCGTCGTGCGTCGCTGAATCGTACTTCATTGCCAGTGACGATGTTAATTTCAAACGTGCCAACCAAGGCCAGCCGTACTACACAGACGGTGTTGCTCTGGCGGCCGTCAAAGCTGTAGAGTACAAAGTGGGCGGCCAGCGCATGGACCGCCACGACAAGTACGCTCTATACACCTGGATTCTGTTGAATAGCGGCAGTATCGGCGTTCCGTTCGACATGTGCGGTTTGGCCAGTTCGTCTGCCAACAACAACTTCGAGTTGAAGTCAGCCTCCATGACGTTCCAAGTCAAGTACTGCCCGCTGATTTTTTCGTTTTGCAGAGCCCCGTCAATGGGTGCGCCGCTGATCAGCAACATGTACAACAATCTGATCATTGAAGCAGAGTTTGAGAGCTTTTCCGCTTTGATTTGCAATTATGCTGGCACAGGCCTCAACGGCGCCAACGCAACACCCACAACTGTCAAGCCTGCGTCGAACATGACCGGGTCTGGCAACCCTGTTGGAAATGCTGAAAACCGTGCATACCCTTTGGCACCCCACAAAACATTTGGTGGTGCTACAGTTGGCGCAATGACTACTTCAACAAACTTCTACACGAAGAAGCGTTACTTAGAAGAAACGCTCGCCAACTCGTATGTGCGCGGCCGCGACTTGCGAACCGGGCGCGACTTACCAGGTGTGACAGCTTCTACCTCGGCAACAATTACTGAGAGTGATCTTGCCCAAACTGACTTTCCCGTGTCGGTGGTGTCGCGCGTGTTTTTTCTGGGTCCCGAGGAGCGCACAGCCTTCGCCAGCAACTCGTTCAGCCAAACAGTCGAGGCTTGCCAGCGCATCGTCCACTCGACCACGCAATCTTCCAGCAAGACTTACCGCACAGACACCTTTCAGAATGCCTCGTCAGTCATGTACATTGTGCCAATATTCAAACCCAACCGTGCAGCCAACGACTACTTTTCAATGGGCGGTGCATACGACCTGATTCGTAAACAGACTTGGCCAGCTATCAACAACATTGAACTGTCGACAAACGGTGCCACGTTGTATGCCCAGTCTGACGAGTCGTTTTACCGCCAAGTGCAGCCATATGCCCACCATTCAAACGTGCTCGATCCAGGTCGGCGTGTCTACGCCTTGAACTTTGGCTGCCGCGCCAACTCGCGTGGACCTGTCCAGTCGATTGGTTACTTGAATTTTTCGCGCACTAGCAACTCGCAGGTCACGATCGAACATGCCAGCAACATGTGGGTCGCAAAATCAACCGATGAGACGCGCAGTTCCGGGCTCAATGACTCGCGCGGCAACTTGTTTGCATCAAGCTCGACACAGCTGGATGTGGAGTTTATTTTGTGGAACTACAACTTGCTGACTTACAAAGGCGGCATTGCGGGATACCGCTACACCCAGTCCAACAACTCGCTGTAAATTTTGTTGGTTTAGTTGTTGGTTTAGTTGTTGACTGTTTTGGTTTAGTTGTTGGTTGTTGTGTAATTAAAAAGACTCAGCTATTCTGTCGGTCGACATAACTAGCCAGCCAGTCGTTGAACTGGTGGCGCAGCACCAGGTCGCGCTGTGCCGTCGTCTTTTCGTGCTCGTAGACACGCTGCTTGATTTGCTCGACCAGTGCCAGACGGTCTTCTGGCCTGGCAGCGCTGCACTGCTGGCACAGCGCGCTCAGATCCTTGGCGTCCAGCACGCCAGTGTGCGGCGTGTGGCGCTTGCAGTACATGAAGTTTTCCACAAAGCAGTTGCCTGTCTGGTTCGGCACAAACTGGTCAAACAACTTGCAGCGCAGTTTCAGCGTGGCAAACACCATCTGGGCAAGCACGACATCGCGTTCTGGGTTTTTTGCGATGACCAGCGGCCTGTAAATGTCGGCTACTTTGCCACTGCCAAACAACACATAGATGTCCATGCACAGCTTGACTAGGTCGATCTGGCCGAACCAGCCCATTGGGTCTTGCATAGTTGGCATAGAACCAGACGAACCCGACAAACCTGACGAACCAGACAAACCTGACGAACCAGACGAACCCGACAAACCCAACAAACCCGACGAACCAGACGAACCCGATAAACCGGACAAACTGTTTGCAAAGCCAGATGACTGGTCTGGTTTTGCAACATTGATGCCGGCTGGACTGGTTGTATTGGTCATATTGGTCATATTGGTCGTATTTGTCATGTACTGTATGAATGCCATCAGGTCGGGTCGGCTGCATGCCAGTTCAAATAGTTTGTAGCGCATGACTTCTAACTTGCTTTCCAGCGAAATGTTGGTGTGCGCACAGTTGTGGCACGGCCCGGTGGCGCGCACCCTGGCGGCTTTGCAGTTGCCGTTGCTGGCACAGCTGGGTATTTGTCCAGATGCTGGGCGCCTGCCTCGGCGACGCATGTCTTGGCTTGCCAACATTTTAGTTGGCACTAGAAAACTAACTAATATCAACCAAATCAACCAAATCAACCAAACCAAACAAACCAACTATGCTTTTTTAAAGTCGACAATTTTATTGTGTTTTTGCAAACGACAACTTGACAACCAACCAATCCAGTGGTGCAACCAACCAGCTGGTCAATATTCGGTGCAATCAACCGCATCAACTGTGCAACTACACAATATGCCACAACAAACTATTTCGTCCAGATATGTGGCGCTCGACACCATCATGAACCGCGCAGCCGACATGGATCTAGACACGCGGCAGTTTGTGCACCATTTGGCCATTAAACATTCCAGCAAACCAGTTTTACAGCCATATGAAATTGCAATGTACGTGGTGCTGCTGGTGCTGACTGTGATGATTGTTGTGATCATGTTGGCTAGCTAATTGTATTGTTGCAACTATGCAGTGTTTTTTGCGTTTCAAGTAACTTTCGGCATTGCATCATATTGTTTGAATATTAAAAAACCAGTTAGTTGGTGAGTTGGTGAGTTGGACAAAGTACAGACAGTATGGCCAGCACCAACAGCGATTCAGCTGACCAACGCAACTGTGCAAACCAACCAAACCAACCAAACCAACCAAACCAACCAAACCAACCAAACCAACCAAACCAACCAAACCAACCGAACCAGCCGAACCAATCAAACCAACCAAACCAACCAAACCAACCAAACCAACCAAACCAACCAAACCAACCAACCCAACCAAGCCAACCAAACCATCCAAATCAACAAAATCAACCGCAAAAAACAAAACTAAACCAACTAAACCACAAACAATCAGATCAACCAAACAAACTTGCCAAGGTAAGCACACTCGACACACATGAACCAGGCAAACCGGTTGAACCAGTTCCTGTTCAGCCACAAGTTGGCGGCACCAAAAGGCCTATACAGCCGCCTGGTCAACCAAACCAGCCAAACCAGCCACATGCGTCATTGCAAATCCTAGAGACGCCGACTGAGCCATCTGGTAACAGCTGTGTTCACAATCAGTCGCACAACCTGACCGTCAGAACGCTGTGCTTGCCCGGCCAAGACAGACACGTGTGGGTGGTCGTGACTGGCACAGGCGAAATAGACTTGCCGTACACACTGGTCAGGCTGCAATACTTGCAGACTATTCTGGACAGCATCGCCAAGTCCAAGCGCTTCGATGAGTTTACGTTTTTGTTTGACTTCAAACATCTGACCGACTTTGTCGACATGGCCACTATCCGACAGTTCGGCAAGTTCATGGAGCACAACCACGACCTGTTTGTTGCCAAGCTGACCAAGTCGCACGTGCTGCTGCGCCGCACTATTTGGCGACTGGTGCTGAACGCATTGTTGCTGTTCAGAAAGCCAGTCAAGCAGGTGCTGGTCGACAGCATCGATGCAGACATATACGCCGCGCTAACATAGTTGTTTGGCTGTTTGGCTGTTTGGCTGTGTGGCTGTTTGGCTGTTTGGCTGTTTGGCTGTTTGGCTGTTTGGCTGTTTGGTTGTCTCAGTAATTTGTGCGTTTTAAGAAATAACTGAAAAATAGTGTACTAGTAAAAACAAACACCAACTGGAAATGATAACTACCGAGGGCCCGTTGAACTTGGATGCAGATACCAATACAAAACAAAAGTTTTATTATGCTGGACGTCATTTATGCAAAACAAACATCGCAACCCCAGTTGCAGCGACAGCATCACAACATGCAATTGAAGATATTGCCACACATCCGGCTTTTGATATTCGACCAGCGCTGGTAAACCAAACGCCTTTGACGGCACAAGATTTTGTTCTCATTATGATGAACCCGCTTCATACGCTTGACACAGACAGAACATACTATGTCTACGACGGCACTGTCACTTCGGACGCAAAACAATCATGTCAAGCATTGGAGGTTTTCATCCGTACTGTTGCTGATGAACTTAGAAAGTACCACATCGTTTTGGCCCTCGCGTACGACTCTAAAGCTGACATCGTTGTGAATATTAATGTTGACAACGTACGTGGTGACAATCCCTTGAAGTTGCAGTCACGCTTTACAAAAGTCTTGACAATGTCTCAACATGCACTCACTGCCAACACATCTCGACTGTTGCAAAATCATACATTCAAAGACGATGAACGCCACCTTCGTAATACCACAACGGGCCATGTATGGCTGCCACAGTTTGGTACTGATGTGGTTGTTTGGGTAAAAACAGACCTTTGCAATTCGTTGCCGGAACAGCTTTGGAACAGACAGAACAACATCAGTTCGTTGGCACGTTTATTAATGGACGCATTTCGTCGGGTGTTGCCGAAGTACGAAATGCCGCAACACTGGATTGGTCACTATGTATTTGCTGATAAAGACAGCGCTGGCAGGTTTTACGCCGCCGAGGTGAACCATGCGTTGTGCCACCAACCCATCGAACTCGCTGACAGCATAGTTGGGATGAAATGTTACATAAATAGCCAGTGTGTGAGTGAGTGTAAAAACACGCAAGACAAAGAATGGGCGGAACCGACTAAAGACGAACCAGATCTTGCAACTGTTGGCTATACTGGTGTTTACTTCGACAAAATGCATGAATATGTGTTCGCGGTTCTCGCGTGGCACCATCAAAACACGAATATGCAAAGCGTGATTAAATACTTGTGGCCTAGCGAACTTCAATTTACAGCAGACATGGTCAAAGCTTTGCCGATGTATGCATTGATGAACTTGTGGGCATGCATGAAGAAAAAATGGTTTATACTAACCGGCGGTATCGCAACGCCAAAAGCTCGAGCAATGTTGGACGACTTTACAAGTACAGATGAAGTCTTGCAAGAGAAACTGTACGACAAGTATGTCAAGACACAGCAAACTAAAACCAGCAGCACAAGCAACACACGCCGCGGCGTAAAAATTTCCGTGTTAGGTGTGGGTCTGTTGGGTATGTTGGGTGCGATCAGCGATCAGCTTGTGCCAGCAACATTGGAAAACTTGCCTACTGAATATGTCGGGAACGCAGAGGACAGCAAACCAACCTTGTCAAGTGCCAACTTGTCAAGCTTTACACAATCCCAGTCGGACAGCCAATCCAACGATGCAATGAGCCAGCAAATGCAGAATGCAATAGCAGGTCAGAAGGAAAGTGCAAAACGTGCACAAGATGATTCAGACGCGGCGGAGGCTGCATTGGAACAACTGAAGGCAGCAGAGAAGCAGGCTTTGCAAACAGCAAACTTATCTGACGCAGAAGAGGAAGAGAAACAGTTGCAGCGCGAAGTCGGTGAAGCAGAGGCATCACATGCCGATTGGTTCAACGCAACCAGACAAAACAATGAACGCGATACAACTAGGCATATCGCAGTAACGCCACTGCAAATTGCACCAGACACAGCAACGGACACAAGTGCATTCCCCAACGGGGCCCAACACGTACCAGCCCACGTAATGTCACCATCCAGCACGTTTGCCACGCGACAACCAAAACAAAGCGACAACAGTCGCGCCTTGGTCGAACGGCCAGCACGGCTTGCTGATTTCTCGTCGGTGCCAACAAACGACCAAGGCATACAGATTCCCACAGCATGGTACGGCAAAGCTTACGACAACACGCAGAGTACAGCACTCGCACTGCCAGCACAACCAGCCAGCAATCGCAACATAGCAATTGAATCACCATCCAGCCCGTTCGTTGCCACGATGAAACAACCAATAAACTACAGTCGCGCCCTCGTAACCCAGCCAACACCACGAGATGGTTTCTCGCGAATGTCACCACCGAGCAGCGACACACAACTTCCTACAAGTTCGTACAGAGAAGTGGCTGTGTACGACAACCACGACAACCAACAAAATCCAGCACCAGCCTTGTCCAATGCAAAGTTTGTGCATGTAACCCAGGTCCCTGCGCCGCAAAATCCGGCTTCGGGCACAGCCGGGCCTGTACGCGTAAACAACTATCTTGCAGGAAACAACCCCCAACAAAGCACATCTGTGACTGTACTTGATGCCAGAACATTAGCCGAACAAACGCGTCACGCAACAGAAGCCGCGGAACTCAAAACGGAACAAACGCGTCATGTAGAAGAAGCCGCAGATCTCGAAGCTCAAAAAGCACGTATTGAACAACAACAACAACAACAACAAGGAACGAACATGATGAATAAGCGTTGGGATGATATAACGAAACGTCAGAAGCTTGACGAGTTTCAACGAATATTGGAAGAAGCAGAAAGTTTAGCGAAAGCCGCAGATGAAGCCGCATCATTAGCAGAACAGGCAGCAGCGGCAGAAAAGGTAGCAGCAAAGCAAGCCGAGGAAGCAAAAAAAGCAGCTGAGGAAGCAGCAACAGAGGCAGCAGCCAAAGCCAAAGAAGCAGCAGCCGCAGATCTCGAAGCTCAGAAAGCACGTGTTGAACAACAACAACTAACGAACATGTATAATCATTGGGATGATAGAACGAAACGTCAGAAGCTTGACGAGTTTCAACGAATATTGGAAGAAGCAGAAAGTGCAGCGAAAGCCGCAGGTGAAGCCGCATCATTAGCAGAACAGGCAGCAGCGGCAAAAAAGGTAGCAGCAAAGCAAGCCGAGGAAGCAAAAAAAGCAGCTGAGGCAGCAGCAACAGAGGCAGCAGCCAAAGCCAAGGAAGCCGAGGAAGCAGCAGAGGCAGCAGCCAAAGCCAAGGAAGCCGAGGAAGCAGCAGAGGCAGCAGCCAAAGCAAAGGAAGCCGAGGAAGCAGCAGAGGCAGCAGCCAAAGCCAAGGAAGCCGAGGAAGCAAAAAAAGCAGCCGAGGCAGTAGCCGAGCAACAAGACAAGCAAAGAAAG